GAAGAGGGCATATTTGAGGTTACTTCCAGTGCTGAGTTTGCGGCCTTGCTTGGTCAGACAGGTAAATACGCAGCCAGTGCCAATAGCATTATTCGCTTTGTCGAGAGTCTGTATCGGTTTGTGTGCTTCTTGATTGAGAGGTACGCCACCGGGACTGATCCAAAGGATATGTTCAAGGAGAAGTTCCCGCAGATAGCTGCCTGGATTCAGGATGTCCAAGATGTTCTTGAGGCTGGTGGAGTTCCCGAGTTGGCTAAGAGCGTGTCACTTTCGATAAAGACAGCTGGTTTGTACAATCGTGGTACTGTGTTGGCCCGTGATTTTTATGTCACTAAGCCTCCTGCCCAGGCGGTTCGTATCTTTACTATGATGCTTGCAGAAGCCAAGACGTTATCTATTGCTGCGGCAAGTGCCTCCCAAGGTCTACGAATTCCTCCTGTTGTTGTTTGGTTGCAAGGTGAGCCCGGATGTGGCAAGACGCAAAGTATCCAATCCATTCTGACAGCTTTGTGCTCAAAGTTGGGTATCGATGACTCATATGCACAACTGTTTCAGAAGCCTGCTACCAGTGATTATTGGAATGGCTATTGTAATCAGCTTGCGATGTTGATTGACGATTTCGCCCAGTCACTAGATCAAGCCGATCGGAAAAAGCAGGCGCTTGATATGCTTTATGCTGCATCAACCACTGGCTATATCCTGGACATGGCTGATCTTGGCTCGAAGGGAAACTACAGTTTCACATCTCGCATCCTTTTCATTACAACTAACAAGGATTCGTTTGGTAACTGTGGTCTGACGTGCGAGGATGCTCTTGAGCGGCGTATTGATATTCGCGCTAGCGTTCACGCACATCCTCTATTAGCTGTCGTGAATCCTGATGGTACGACCAGTGCTCGTGTTGATGCCAACAAGCTGTCGACACATCTTGGGTATCCTTGTGATTATAATGCACATGCTGTGCAGTACGACACTTTGGTTGGTGATCAGACGCTAAAGCGTGGCGCCGAGAAGGAGTTACCCACAACCTATTCCTTCACCAAGTTTGTCCAACTTATTCTTGATCAGATGGAACAGAAGCAACGCTATTTCAAACAGGCAATATCACACGGCGCATTTGTACCATTATTGCCCGATGACTTGACTTTCTTATCCCCCGAGCAACATGCTCTGGTAATGGCTGAGCACGAGCGTATGGTTGCACAAGAGAATCAGGCACGATTGGCTGATATCGCTGCATTTAATCCAGCTCATGCATTGGCTGACCTTGGGTTGGAATTTCAAGGAATCTCTCCAGATTTTGCGCCATACCTTACTGGTAAGTTCGATCCTCTTGCGATGTTTATACAATCGCGACGTGAGTTGACGGACATGGTCCTAGCACAACGTGCGCGTGTTACTAATCCGGGTAATTTCGTGTCTGACGCTTACACTCGCTTCACCAATTGGTGTGCACCATTTTTCAATTCCGTGGGCATGTGGATTAGTGAGAATTCTGGTATGATTGCCAAGCTGGGATTGGGGATTGGTATTTTCATTGCCCCTCTCGTGTATTTGTACATGAAGCCTAAGAAGTCCAATCGACGCCCACGCTACCACCACGCTAAGGACACAGTGTTGGAATCAGGTGAGACTAGATCTCTTGGACAGAGAACTGGTCGTCGTGTGCGAGTTGAGTCAGGTGAGACTCGCTCTATTGGAGCGCGCAATTATAGAACCCGGTACACACCTGTCAAGGAGTCTGGTGAGACCCGGTCTATTGGGTCCCGCCAAATGCGTGTTCGATTTACACCTGAGTCTGGTGAAACGAGATCAGTTGGTGCTCGTAATTTTAGACGCATAACTGTGAACGAATCTCTTGAGGGACCCGAGGTTGAGCACTACTCACTAATGGATGAGGCTTATGACGATGCAATTTCCGATGATCAATTACAGGTGGAACGCCCAGTGACTATGCTTATAGAGCAAGATTGCGCAGATAAGGCTGCTCAAAAGTTGATTGAAAATCGCGTTTACCAGCAGTTGTATTTCTTCAATGCTTACGATTCCAAGAAGAATCTGATTGCTGGCTCCCACTGCTTGGCTATTGCGTATCGTGCGTACTGGTTGCCTTATCACACCACACGTCGCCGTGCTGAGTGGCATACCATTCATCTGGTTGGTTGCACTGATCATGTGATACCTGTGTCCAATATGCGTTTTGTCGCCGAAGACGCCGCCACTGATTGCTGTATAGTGGAGTTCTCGAAAACCTCTGGTGTTCAGAACAGCGCTGACTTGCGCAAGTTCTTTGTTACAGATTCTGATATCACCCGTGATGTGTCGACATGTGTACTTGTGTCCAAGCGGTTTGTTGGCAAACATGTTATGATCGTTGCCCAGAGTGCCGATGTGACTCCTGTGTGTATGCAAGGAGAGGTGTTGAAAACTGGTGTACCGTGTCAAGTCCTAGAAACCTACAAGTACGCCAGGCCACAAACCCAACAGGGTGATTGCGGTTCTCCTTTGATATTGATGAACAGGTTTGCTGAGGGCAAGATCATGGGTTTCCATGTCTACGGTGTTGCAAAGCAATGCGGTGGACACGCCACTGCTGTTACTCGTGAATATGTGATGCAAATAACTAAAGGGATAAACACCAATTACCCTGTGTATGCTGAGTTGCAAGGTGTCTCTCCAGTTCTCGATCCTACTGTGTATACCTGTGATGGTTATGAGATTCTTGGCACTGTTGCCCCAGATATGGGCGTGTTCGATGTTGGCAAGTCCAATATAGTCAAGAGTCCTTTCTTTGAGTGTTTTGGTCCCTCAGTTCAATTGCCAGCCATGCTCAAACCAACTAATGGTATTAACCCTTTGGCTTTGGCACAACGTAAGAATTTTGGTACGACATATTCAATGGAGGCAGCTGAACTGCTCGAGATCACTGACTACACCACGTTCTGGTTGAAGGGTCTGCAAGGTTCGCGCATGCTACGATTGCTGACCATTGACGAAGCCTTAAATGGTATTATTGATGATCCATATTGCGAACCCATGAATATGAAGACTTCTGCTGGATACCCATGGAGAAATCTCCGCAAGGGGAAGAAGTTAGCTTGGGTCACATTAGATGCAGATAATCGAGTGAGCAAGCTTGATCCTCAGATGTTGGCAGCTGTTTTGCACCGCATAACCCAAGCAAGGGCGGGTATTATAGTGGCTACTACGTGGATCGATACTCTCAAGGATGAGCGTAGACTGGCTGTCAAATCATTAGAGGGCAAGACCCGTCTCTTTATGAATGGGCCATTCGATTTTACTATTGCATTTCGCATCTACTTTGGTTCATTCATTAGCCTGATGATGCACTTGCACCTTGAGTTTGAGTGTGCATTAGGCGTTAACCCCCACTCTGTTGAGTGGGAATGTGTTATTCGGCGCCTGAATGAGGTGATGGGCTCGAATTACATTGCTGGTGATTTCTCCAATTATGACGGTTCTATTTTAGCTCAACTCATACAGGCAGTTACTGTATTGATAAACGAGATGTATGATGATGGAGCAGAGAACGCACGGATCCGTGAGGTGATGATGGCTGATATCTATAATGCAATTCACATAGATAATCGCACCCTGTATAAGGTGTTTCGTGGTAATCCATCTGGTAACCCCCTTACAACGGTGATGAACTCGCTAGTGAACACTTTCC